TTTAATGAAGAGGTAACGCCTCCAGAAAATGTAGCTGAGTGTGTAGCAGGTATTTTTAAAATAACTATGCCCGAACCACCAGCACCTGAAGTTGCGGGCGCAGTTCTTTCTGCACCACCACCTCCACCGCCAGTATTAACAGTTCCACTAGTTCCAAGACTATAAGAACCAGGACCACCTCCACCAGCACCACCTGCCCCATTAGCAGTGTACCCTTCATGACCAGCACCTCCGCCGCCACCAGCGTAGGTTACGGAAGAACCTGTTATATCGATTGCGGTTCCAGCACCACCATCGCCTGCATAATACGGTATACCATCGCCACCAGTTGCGGTAGCGCCACCGCCTCCACCACCACCTTGATTCCACGGCGCGTTATATGGTGGAGACATCCCAGTGCCACCTGGATTTCCTTGAGAGGGAGTTGTTGAGGGTGTATTTCCAGCAGCACCAGGTACTCCACCTGGACTGCCAGCACCACCTCCACCTGAACCACCAGCTACAGCTGGTATGGTTACACCTCCACCAGCATAACAACCACCTCCGCCGCCACCAGCAGATGTGATAGTACTAAATACACTATCTGAACCACTAACACCTACTTGAGTGTCAACTGCCGCCGCACCACCAGCACCAACTGTTACTGCAAATGTGGTATCTAAAGCCATATCTGAAATAGTCGCAGTACGATAACCTCCAGCACCGCCACCACCACCATAATGTTTTCCTCCACCGCCAGATGCTCCTCCGGCAACTACTAAATATTCAACGGGTGTAGGACCATTTGCAGCTCCACCGCCAGATCCAAATCCTAAGACTTGATAACCAAACGATTTAGTTCTTCTTGATTGTATATTTGTTAAACCCTTACCTGATGTGATAAGTTTATTTTTTAAATCTCTCATACTGTAAACTCCTATGCGTCGTTAGCTGCGTTTGTAGTATAGAATAATTGAATTCCTAATAAGCGTGCATCACCAGTAAAGGTGTCACTACCATTGTCCGCATCTCTTTCTAATTGAAAAAATACTTGATTGCCATCAGCAATAGTTCCTGCAATCGTTATTGCAGAACTCACTGGACCCATTTGAATATCTTCAACGGTTCCAATACCCGCATCGATAGAGGTTTGAGCACCACTAAAAGCGGTATCTGCAGTTTCTCCTTCCGCTACACTAAGACCTGAAAGGGACCATATACAATTACCTGTATCCGTATTACTTGGACTCCAAGTAGGTATAAAAGTTACAGTACCTAAATCCCATGATTTAGGAAAAGTTACGGCAAACTGTGCAAATTCAGATGTACTTGCATCAAAATCCAAAACTTTAAGATCTGGTTTAAGGGCAGTTGTTTCCACTTGTTGTGCGTCAGCTCCATTAGTTTCACTTCCATACATCGCAACTGCCGGTATCCAAATAGTTTCTTTACCTGCAATTTTTACTGCAGCTGTTGCTGATTTAAGAACACCAGATCCTTTAGGGTTTAAATTTATATCAACGTTTGTTTCACCTGTTGATGAAAGAGTTGGTCCATTACCTGTTGCAGCGTTTGCGATTGTAAATTCGTTAACTGCAGAACCTGTAGCTGTTAAAAGAGCTAATTCATTTCCACCAGTATCTAAAATAGAAGTTCCAATTTTTGGGGAAGTTAAAGTTTTGTTTGTTAAAGTTTGTGTTCCAGTAAGAGTTACGTCCCCTAAGGCTACTTCATCGAGATCAGGATTTGTGCCATGATTCGCAGTTGCGTAAACTATTTTTGTAGCACCCGCTGCAAAAGTAACACTATTGCCTGATCCACTTACATATTTAAAAACTACCGAGTCATCACATGAATTTTTAATTATATAAAAAGTTTGAACGTCTATAGGAATTGTAACATTTCTACTTGCTGAAAGGGATCCTGTAAATTCTATAACTCTGTGTGCAAGAGTTGCACCGGTATTTCCATCAGTTACAGAAAGATCTGTGTCAGCTCCGTCTGTTACTGCTTGTTGTGTAAAACCACCAGCAAATTGCTCAATAATCTGTAGATTTGTATTAGTTTTATCTCCCCAAGTACCAGCATTCTCGCCGGTTGTCATTTTTTCAACACCGAGTGGTGTATATGTTGATGCCATAATTTTCTCCTACGCTACATCACTATAGCTTGTATTTGATCCAGTTGAAATATTACTATAAGTTATATTAGATCCCGTGTCAACATCTCCATAATAAATTGTAAAAGGAGGAGTTAAAGTAATTGTAGCGGAAAGGCCAGTTAATCCCATTACTTGCTCTGTAGGTGTAATAGCTCCAACTGATGTTGTAGCAGAAATTCCAGTAAGTCCCATTACTTGATCTACCGGCGTAATAGCTCCAACCGATGTCGTTGCTGACACTCCTGCAGGCTGAATTAAAGGGTTTGATGAAATAGTTACACTTCCCTCCGCCGTAGTAGCAGAAAGACCAGTTAAAGTAATTGTATGATAAGATCTTGCAATTGGTGTTCCATCAGCAGAAGTCATTGAAATTCCCGTTAAAGGAACTCCAAGATTTATATTTATTGATCCAACGCTAGAAGTAGCAGAAATACCCGTTAAAATAGTTGTATTATCAGATTTTGCAGTGGGTGTTCCAAGAGTTGATGTCGCTGAGATGCCTGTAAGCCCCATAACATCTGCCGGTGTAATAGCTCCTACACTTGTAGTTGCTGATACACCACTTGGTCTAACGACTGCTTCATCAACAGATCCCCAGCCATTGTATCCCCATTCAAGAGTACCCCAACCAGGTTGAACATAAGCGTCAACGGTTCCTACAGCAGTTGTTGCTGATACGCCTGTAATAGAAACTGTGATAGCCGATTCACCCCAGTTTTCATATCCCCAGTAATCACTACCCCATCCTTGAGTTTGGTAAGCTTCAACGCTTCCAACTGATGAAGTTGCTGAAAGACCTGTTAAAGAAACTGTAACAGTATCAGATTCCCAAGAGTTATAACCCCAGGTTGTTCCGGCTTTATTCCAAGTGTTAGCCATAAGGAAGGACTCCTTATGCTAGCTGTATAATTGCTGTTGATGCGGCTGCTGCTGGAAATTCAATAGTAAATGTGCCAGAAGTTACAGTTTTGTCCCCACCAAAATTAATAGCAAGAATTGATCGATTAGTTGTAAATCCTGTAATAGCAGTAGTATTATAAATCAAACATCCTCGTGCAGTGAAAGTAGCCGATGTCCAATTGGTGTCTGAAAAATCACAAATCGCTGTATCACTATCTAAGGTAGGATCAATATTTGTTAAAGTATTTCCTCCACCCGTATATCCTGAAGACGTAGTTGTAACTTCATAAGTACTTGTGGGGTCTGCAGCTGCGTCTGCGGGTGCTGCATAAGCTGTTGTTGATTTACTTAAGGTTGCTGAGTTGCTTGAATATAAAGCTAGTTTAAGAGTATTCCCTGCGGGAGTACTTCCAGAAGCATTTAAACAATGTCCTCCCTGTAAAATTTCTTCCTTGAAGCTATTACAAATTGCTGATGTTATTGCCATATTTATCTCCTAATTTAAGGGTTCGGAGACTCGATTGGAATACGAATTGTACCATCCGTATAATCATCTCGTCTTCTTCTCCCAATTTGCTCTGCAGCAAATTTCTGAACTACATTATTATACTTTTGTTCATACATTGTCAACATGTCCATTGGACCTTTTAAATATCCATAAGCTTCTACAAGACAGGCATATAATAATCCATTTGGAAAGTTCTTACTTATATAGGTTCCGCTGGTATTTGTTACCAAACTAGTGGGCATAGCATTAAAATGCACTTGAAACATATAAGTACTATCAGGAACAGGAGCAAACATATATTTACCCGAAGTAGTATCAGTTGTCCCTGTTGCTCCCCCAAATTGAGCATAATATTTAGGACTTCCAGTATCGGTATTGGCCGATACATATTCATTTAAAAAAGTCTGGTCCTTTTTTTGTAGCCAAGTATTAGCTCCAGTAATAACTGAAGTTGAGGTATAAACCTGTATTCCACGGGTAAATAAACATCCTGCTGGACAATTTATATATTGTTGTCCTGTGACCAAATTTCCTGATTGTTGTTTTCTATCTGCATCAATTGGAAGATCTCTTAAAAGTCTATATTCAGCGTTTTCTATAAATCTGCCTAGAGTAGCACCACTAAAAACAGTACTATCTACTTCAGTATAACTTCTAATGTCAGCTTCTAATGCTGAAAGTGTATATCCTGCCATTATGCTTCTATGGTTACCGGTCCAACGGACACTGGATAACCTCCTCCTTCTACTCCTCCTACTGTAGCTGTATCAGTATTCACTACAAAATAAAACCAATCTGTTGTATAATCTGTATCT